TATACGGTAAACGCCCAAAACTACTAACAGCAAAGAAACAACGCAATTGGGTGGAGATACAAAGGAAAAAACATGGCATGGTATGATAGATTTTTAGGAATAGATAGAGAGGACAAAGAAAATCCTGCTCAATATATTATTTCGAGAGACCAAGGCTTAACTCTAGACAGTCGTGAAAATACGATAAGTTATAGAAATGCTTACGAAACATTAGAAATAGTAAACAGAGGTGTTAACATGATAGTGGACGACACAGCTGAAATACCATTCGATGTTGGTACAAAAGTAGAAGGTATCAATCCTATTAAGAAAAATTTACGAAGAACTAGAGTAGATTTATTACTTAATACTGAACCTAATCCATTTCAAGATGTAAGTACATTTAAAAGAAATCTGATAATTGACTTATTGATTGATGGAAATATATTTGTATATTTTGATGGTGCGCATCTGTATCATCTTCCAGCAGAGCATATTACTATTGAGACAGATGAAACTACATACATTAAAAAGTTTGTGTATGACCATACAGTAGATTATGCCCCTTCAGAAATAATTCATATCAAAGAAAACAGTTTTAACTCCATTTATCGTGGAGTTCCAAGACTAAAACCAGCACAGAGAACTATGGTTCTAATGCAGAACATGAGAAAGTTTCAAGATAACTTTTTCAAGAATGGAGCAGTGCCAGGTTTAGTCTTAAAATCACCTAACACTCTTTCAGAGAAAATTAAAGAAAGAATGTTACAGGCTTGGGTTGCTAGATATAACCCACAGTCAGGTGGCAGGAGACCATTGTTTTTAGACGGTGGTTTAGAGGTTGAAGACTTAACAGAAATTAACTTTAAGAACTTAGACTTTCAAGACGGCATAGCCGCTAATGAAAAGATAATACTTAAAGCGTTAGGTATTCCACCAATTTTGATGGATAGCGGTAATAATGCAAACATTAGACCAAACCATCGATTATATTATTTAGAAACCATACTACCTATAGTTAATAAAATAGCGTATGCTTTCGAGAGATATTTCGGTTTCAAACTTGATGAAAATGTATCAGGAATACCTGCTCTACAACCAGAGTTAAGAGACCAGGCAAGCTACTATGCAACACTTGTGAACACAGGTATTATGACACCGAATGAAGCAAGGGAGGCATTGAGATTTGAAACAATCGAAGGATTTGATACACCAAGAGTTCCTGCAAATATCGCAGGTTCAGCCGCAAATCCCGAAGAAGGTGGTCGACCAGTCGAATCGCCACCAAGCGAGGAAGAATAATGACAAAAGATATGATGATAAAGGCTTTGTCCGATTTCATGGCGTCAAAAGGCGTTGAGTCAATGACATTAGCCGAATATAAAGCAGTAGGTAACGATGTACCAGTCAAAGATTATTTATTAAAAAGATACTTTGGTTCATGGAACAGAGTTATGTCTGTTGTTAAGAAAAGATATCCTGTCTCAGTAGCACCAGCACCTGCGCCAAAAGCGGAGAAGAAGGTTGCTAAGAAAGAGGTAAAAGATGTCAAAAAATAACGAAAGAATATATCACTGGACTAGCACTTTTAAATCATTAGGTGAAACTGATGATGGAGGAGTAAATATTAAAGGTTCTGCAAGTACAAACGGACTAGATAGAGCTGGAGATATTATCGAGACAGAGGCATGGATGAAAGGTGGATTGGAAAACTTTAAAGGTAATCCTATCATTCTATTTAACCATGACTATAATAAACCTATTGGCAGAGCCACTGGTTTAGAAGTGACCGATAAAGGTTTAGACATCACTGCAAAGATATCTAAAGCCGCTGGTAATATAACACAATTAGTTAAAGACGGAGTCCTTGGAGCATTTTCTGTTGGTTTCAGGTGCAAGGATTCTGAATATATGACTGAAACCGACGGATATAAAATAAAGGACGCGGAACTTTTTGAAGTTTCTGTAGTATCAGTGCCTTGCAACCAAGGGGCAACCTTTGGCTTAGCAAAGTCATTTGATAGTATGGACGCTTATAGAGAGTACCAAAGTAATTTTTTAAAGGCTAACTCAGTTGAATCAGCAGACGCTGTTAAGATTGAGCAGCCAAGCGAGGAGAAATCCTCATCAATGGAGACTGATATGTCAGAAGAAATGAAGACTCCTGAAACTTCTATCGACTTGGACGCATTTGCAAAAGAGGCTGCTGAAAAAGCAGTTGCTCAGTATGCAATGAAACAAGCCGAAGTAAAAGCAGCAGAAGAAAAAGCTAAAGCTGAAGCAGCTGAGAAAGCAGCTGAAGTTGAAGCTCAAGAAAAGGCTGTTCAAGAAGCTAAAGAGATGGAGCAAAAAACTGTAATCGAAGCTGGATTATCAGGCGCCGAAAGACTTATGGAAGATGTCGAAAAAAGAGTCAATGAGAAGCATGAAGATTTAGGTAAAGTTGTAAAAGAACTTGAAGCTAAATTATCAGAGAAATCTGAAGAAATCATGAATATCAGAGAATCAAAAAGAATTTTCCAAGATAGAACAGGTCAAGGCGACTGGAAAAAAGCTTTCGAGAGTGATATTATAGACGCTAAGTTTTTAGGTCTTGCAAATGGAAAAGGGTTTGATACTGATTTCAGTAAAGGACTTATGGAAAAAGTTAACGCACATTCAGGTGTTGGCGTTTCCTCAGCAGACTTTGAACAAGTAGTTTCAACAAATATCGAAAGAGATATTCAGAACGAGTTGGTGTTAGCACCTCTATTTAGAGAGATACCAATGACTTCAGCAACTCAAATTATACCAATCATGCCAGATTCAGGTTATGCTGAGTTCACATCTAACCAAACTGCTAGTGGTTCTTCACCACATGGTAACTTGGCACAAAGAGGTGACGCATATAACCCTGGTTCAGCAGGTGGTATTGATTTGACAGAGAAAACTCTCTCAACCGTGAAATTAATTTCACAATCTTTCTTAGGTAATGAAACTGAAGAAGATGCGATCATGCCTGTACTTCCTTTAATTAGAGAGTCAATGGTAAGATCACACGCTAGAGCAATTGAAAATGCTATCTTAGCTGGTAACAACTCAGCTAACGGTGTATTCTCATCTGGTTCTTTTGACGGCTTAATTCAATTAGCTGCACAAGACGATAGTTCTGGTACTCACGCAACTACATCAGGTACTGCGTTTGCAAGTGAATCTTTAACAGCAGCTGACTTACTAGCAATGAGAAAGAAAATGGGTAAATATGGTATTAATCCTGCGGACGTAGTGTTTATTGTTAACCAACAAGAATATTACAACTTGCTAAGTGATGCTGAGTTCCAAGACGCTAACCTAGTTGGCGACATGGCTACTAAGCTATCAGGTGAAATCGGACAAGTGTTCGGTACAAGAATTCTTCTTTGTGATGAATTCGCATCACCTGCAGTAAGTAAAGTTCACGCAGCTTGTGTTTACACAAGAAACTATGTAATGCCTAGATTGAGAGGTGTAACCATCGAATCAGATTACGAAGTAGCAAACCAAAGAAGAGTCTTAGTGGCTTCACAAAGACTTGGTTTCACAGACCTAATCGACGGTGCAACATCTGTCCACATCAGAAGTTACAAAGCTAGCTAATATTAGCAAATAAGGTTTTGTGGGGCGACCTAAAGCCCCACACTTTAATACTATGGCAGACTTAATAACAGTAACAGAATATAAAGACGCGGAAGGTCTCAGAGGCGAGAAGGACGACGACCGTCTAGCGGTTATTGTACCACAAGTATCTGACCTAGTTAAAAAATATTGTGGAACAAGTTTTATAGACTTCTTTTCCACAGACAAAGTAGAAACTTTTTCAATCGAAGATAATATGACTTCAACGATAATAGTCAGCGAGAGTCCATTAACAGCAGTTGATAAAGTAGAAGAAAGAAGAACATACGCAGAAACTTATCAAGAATTAACTACAGCTAAGTATCAATACTATGTAGATTTTGAAGCTGATGCGATAGTAAGAACAAACGACCAAGGGAGACCAACTCCTTTTGCGCAAGGTGTAGGAGCAGTAAAAGTAACTTATAATGCAGGTTACGCAACTACCCCAAAAGATTTACAACTAGCTCTTTTTGATTTAGTTAATTACTATCTAAAAGACGAGCATAAAGAAAGAAGAACACTTGGTGGAGCAACTTTACAAAACCAAGGAACTGCAGGGATTAGAACTTCCACAGACTTTCCAGACCATATCAAAAGAGTACTGGATTTGTATAAAGTGGTTATATAATGGCAGTAAGAAAGTTAAAAAAAGAAATAGTAGCAATATTAAAAGATGTAGATAAAAGAAAGACTAGAAAAGAACTTTCTAAAAATAAATTTGAAACTTATATATTTAAATTATCACTTATATCTGAATGGTGCGACTATTGTATTGAACTAGCCAAAATGCAACAAGCTCCTGGTATCGTTACAGTAAAAAGAAAGATGGTTAGACAATTTTTTAAAGAACTTGAGAGGGGTGTTATGTTTGAAAAACGGGCCTTATCATATGAAGATTTAGGTAATGAAATAGTAATTACAAAAATATTCAAAGGAACTCCAAGTTTTGAGTCAAGTAATAGTGCGATAAGACCAGCAGTTAAAAATGCAAAAAGAGCCGCTATCCATGTATTAAAAACAGCACATGGGGGTGGCAAATTTAATCAACAAGGTATGGAAGCTGCATTACATGGACATCATGGTGGTGTTCACGATGAGGATTTCAAAACTACTTTAGGTATGGTGAACATACAAGATAAAGTAAGAAGTTTCAGCGATGCACCAATGGAAAGACTAGCAGATGAAGGTAATGCAGGAGACGTAGGAACACT